AGTCAATCACTCCAATATGCATGTGATGCGGATAATATCCGCCGCGCATTTAACTCTCGCGAAATTCCTGTAAAGGATCGCAAGCGTTATTTAAGAAACTTAGAGTTTCTTGAATTCATACGCGCCTGTTTCGACGCTGTATGTTTGTGTTTCCAATTATTTAGGAAGGAAGGGTTTCTTCCTAATGGGAACACTCTGAGGCAAATACACCGCCTCAAATCATATCTCATGGGTAAACCTGAGGTATGTGCAGCAAAAATTAAAGAGTTAGCTGCATCATGTCGTGCTTGGTGGTTTGGTGCCCCCAAGCCTCAACATCCTTTGGTCCGGAGTTTATCTCGGGACCAGGCCTTGCAATTTAGTTATATTGCCAGGTCACTCCCTCCTCCACTCACAGGGTCTTTTGTCCCTAGTGAGTTATTGGAAGGATTGGTGGATAGATTAACATCTATTCCACCACCGGAGGACCCCGAGTGGAAGCCCTGGGTTCGCCGTGTACTAAACGAAATTGATGTAAAGTCAATTTCTTACTACACGGAACCATCAGTGTCCGCAGGAATCGGTTACAACCGAAGTTCCGGCGGGCACTCCAAAGCATATCAGGATATTATCCTATATGCTTTGGGTCAATTTTACCGTGAAGGTAACATTGACACCCCTGAAGACATGCATTTGGAATTTGCCAATGCTATGACTAAAGCAGGGCATGCGGTAGGTTACCTACCGCATCCTGGTTTGTTTTTTCTTGATGCTATTGGTGAGACCAAGATCAAGAAAACAGACCAGCCGACCAAAGGTCCTATTGATCCTAAGCTCGCCCCTTTGGCGTTCATAGATCAATACAAAGCCATCGGAATGACCCCCCGATTGGCTGAAATTCCTATTATGGATTTTTCCAATAGGACAGACCAGATAGGGTATGTTAAACCTACCATTATCATGTCTGAGATCCTTAATCAGTTACTGGTTAAGGGTTCTAAGGATATTATCGATAAAATCGATTATGTTCCTATTGAAGCATTAATTGCTCCAGAGAAGGGATTGAAGATCAGAATCCCTACCGCTGGACTAACTGCTATACAATTAGTTCAGCATCCTCTAAGGAAAGCATTAGATGCAATCCTTAGGTACCATCCTTCGATTTCACAATCATTGGGTGGCACTATCCCTTCTAACTTTTCAGAGATTGAGGGGCCGTTCTATAGTCTAGATTTGACTACAGCAACTGACTATCATCCGTTCTGGTTAACCAAAGCGGTATACGAAGTTCTAATCGAGGTTATTCCCGATTTAGAGCCTCTGCAGAAATATTTTTCAAAAATATTCGGACCTAAGCGAATTATTAAACCGCCTAGGCCAGCGCCTGAGTTCCCTTTCAAGTTTGAAGAGGTCATCGTCTATGCGCTACATATCAACATCGTCCCGGACCGGATGACTGTCCGTCCCCGGGCCGAAGTGATAGCAAAGTTAATTGAATTTTCAATTGACTATGATAATTGGCTATCGTCTTTCGAGACCATAGCAATTACGACTACAGGTCAGATGATGGGTGACCCCACATCTTGGCCGGTCCTACCTCTCCTCACATTATATTGTGCGGAGAAAGCTTCATTACCACCACCGATAACGTGTGGTGATGATGGAGTTGTAGGCGGTTTAACGACCGCTAAGAAAGAGAAATTTGATAAATTACTCTTATCTTTGGGGGGCCAACTTAGTATTGCTAAGTCGTACCTCCATGACACTCGGTATTTAATGACCGAAGTCCCATATGATAACCATAAGGAAATTCCTTATGAGTTATTATCCTTTTGGGTCGCCC